TGATTGATTCATCGCAAACTTAGCTTTAAAGTAAACTTTATCATTCGATACATCAGCACGTCCCGTCATAACAATATCGGTAATAGGAAATAAATCCGTATTAACGTTAAAGTCTAAAATAGAAGCGTCTAACAACGCCACATCTCTGTTAAATTGCGTTTCGTTGATAAGTTGAATAGTAGTTGAAACGCTTGCCGAAACCGAACCATCTGTAAACATATAAGTCCCGTTATTTAACATACCTAAATCAAAACCGCTTAAAGTAGTTCCGTTAGTTGCTCCAGCAATTGCGCCACTTGAAAACACAAACAACACGTCAAACGCTTGGAATGAGTTATAAGTATAAAGAGCGTTTGCGTATTTCCAACCACCTTTTAAGTACTTAAATACAAATTGTGGTAATCCGTTACGAACAACTGACATAACACCGCCTTGATACTCCTCTGTTGTTGCTTCGGGCGTATTGTTTGTAACTTCTACCGCTCCTAAAATTGGCACAAAGTTACCTAATTGGATTTGCTCGTTTACATACGCCAAATCAAAAGTTCCCGAAGTAAGGTTTAAACTCCAACCTTTTGGAACTAATATTTTACCCGTCAATCTGCCCTCTTGAATAATGCAGTCGGGTAATCCTAAATTCTTACGTGTAGTAAGACAATCTTTTTGATTAAATAGAATCATTTTTTTATTTTTTAATTGTTAAATTGAATATTTTGTAAGCAAGAACTAATCCCGCTAAATGTAATCGTTGCATCTAAAACAATGGCGTTACAAATGAACACTAAATTTTTATCTACTTCTTCACGCATTGAGAATTTTTTAATCCTTTGCGTTCCGAAATTTTTATCGTCGTATCTACTTATTCCGCTTTGCGTTAATGCAATTAATAAATTATCTAAAATAGGTTGTAAAATTACTTTGTAGTCGTATTCGTGTTGATACGGATTGAACTCACTCGGTGCTTGGCTTTCGTAAAGGATTATAATTTTAGCGTTACGTGTTGCGCTCGGCTCTCGTAAATCGTTTACATCTCTTCCCTCTTCCAACCAAATAAGTGGAAAACTTAATTTACCTTTTTTAGTCAAGTAATCGGCTAAAATTTCCTTTGTTCCCCAACCGAAGTTAATACGTTGCGATAACTCACCACTCGTAAGCGGTGGCAATACCTCAACTATTCTTGCTAATTGGTCTTCAAAGATTATCATATCCCGAATGAATTTTGACTTTCGTAAGTTCTAAATTTTCCTAAATCTACATCGGTAAAGTCTGCTGATTTGTCGTTTAAATACTGATACAAACTGACGTTAATATCTGAATTACATCCGAACCAATCGATAAACTCACCATCGTTGTAAACTATTGGAAATCTTAAAAATCCGTTTTGATACCCTAATAAGAAGTTTGCGTTTGCACTCGCTATTTTATAAGCGGGTGTTATTAAGTTTGCTCCTTGTGGGTTTACTTCTACATTACCTATTCCCGATAATTGGCTATTAGTATCAAAGAGAAATTGCTCATAAATGCGGCACGCAATAAAAGAATAATCGTTGTTTAATCCGACCCAAACTTTACCATCGTATTGCTCTCCTTGTACTAATTTTTTATAAGAAGCATATAGCGGATTGTTTATATCCGCCAATGCTAATTGTAGTGTGTTGTAAGTTGCTAAACCTAATGCGTTCAATAATAATGACTTCTCGATTTTGATGCATAACTCGGTTAAATACGTCGCTTGATTTGGCGTAGCTAATGCGGGATTTGCAACAATATTCTCAACGGCTAAAGGAATGTTTAACTCATTAGCTTTTGTAAATTTCGATTTGTCAATTATTTGAGGCATTATTTCTGTTCTTTTGGTTTAGCTTCTTTTTTTACCTTTTCTGTGTATAAGTGAGCATCTTCTTTCGCTACTCTTGTAGTTTTACCATTGTAGGTAACTTCTACCGTTGTTGCTTCTAAGTGTCCCATAAAATTACGCTTTAGTTAATGCAGTAATAGCATCGCTAAAATCTCCGTAAACAAACGCCCCGTAATGGTTCGATTTTACTCTTTGTACTAAACGTGCCTCTGCTAAGATAGTAACTAAGTTTTTAGTGAAATCGTCGTTTTCGTAACCTACATTGATAGTTAATCCCTCTTTGAAACGTACACCCGCTTTGCTAAAATCCCCAACTAGGAATTTATCAATAGTTACGCCCGTATTAGCAACTACACGAATACCCGACACAATTGTTCCATCAAGTGCTGCGAATGGTGGCAAAATATATTGTCCGTCTGTTGCTTTTGATAACTCCATAGAAGTTACATCTGTTGGATGCATTACAATGTAAGTAGGCTCGAACAAGTTAACACGAACTTGATTGATTGCAGTACGCAAAACATCCCATTTTGTAGGTGTTGGAATAGCTAATGCAAAAGCACCAGCTGCCCACGCAGTAGCGTTGGTTACAATACCCGTTAAATTAACCGTTAAACCCGAACCATTCAATAATTGGTCATCAATTTTAAGGTTGATAAGTTCGGTTAATTCTTGGTCAATTTCTGAACGCATAAGTTCAACATCGTCAAGCATTTCCTTAGTGATTTTGATGTATGCAGTAACTTTTTTAACGTTAGCACTTGCAACAACTAAATCGAAATCGGCTTGTGATTTAGCTGCACCCTCTGCGGTCATTGCCGCACCACCATCAAGGTTTTTTTGCTCAACCCATTCCCAAACGTTTGACATAATTGAACCAACGTTAACCAATTCTAAAATAAAAGGGTTACGTCTTACAATGCGAGTAATACCCGCTTCTCTTTCGGCTTGTGGTACTTGTCCCGTTACGTTTGTAGATAACGCCATTGTTCCAGCAGCTTTTAAAGTAATCTGAACGCTTGCGCCCGATTTCTCTTTCATTGCTTTAAGTTCGTCTGACTTTTCTTTTAAAAGTGAACCTAAACTTTCGGGAACGTTGTTTGTAACTCCCTTAGTTTCTAATTCCAATACTTTCAACGCGATTTCTTCGATGTTGGTTTTTAAAGTTGCTACATCGTTGCCTTTAGTTTCTAAGTCTTGTACTTTCGACATTACTTCGATAAGTTCTGCTTTAGAAACGGTTTCGTTTTTCATTAGGTCTATTTTTTCACCTAATTGTTTAATGATTTCTTCCATTACTTAAATTTTTTTAATAATTGTTTTAATTGTTCCTTTTGAGCATCTTGCTCGGCTTGAAGTGATTTCTCGGCTTCGATTTGTTCAAGTGATTTCTCGGCTTGTTTATTGTTTGTGATTTGTCCCGTAACTTGGTTTGAACCGTAAAGAACAAAACTACTTTCTCTTTCGTTTGATGCTTCGGTAATCGCAAAGAAGTAAGGGATATACTCGAAATCTTCTTTGTTTGCGATGTAATCAATATACTTATCGTAATTCTTTTTAAATTCTTCATCTTCGGGATTGTTTGAATCCACACAAAAAGAAAAATTAATATATCGCATTCTAACCGAACCTTGTAATTCATCGCCGCTATCTAGCCATTCCTTGATAATTGGCATCTGTACTTTATCTTTTGGAAACTTGTAAATTAATACTTCGGTGTTTCCGTTGTATGCTTTGCCTAATACACTAAATGGTACTTTAGCAGTGAATATTTCAACGTATTCTTTTCGTACAACCGTTGTTAGTATTTCGAGTTCGTGGTCTGTTACTACATAGTTTTTAAATTGCTTTTCTTGGATTGTTTTTTTCCAAAGTCCATCAATATGTACGTCTTCGTGTGAATCTAATATACGGGTTGAATTAAACGCTACATAGTAATAAGCATCATCTAACTTTAACGCTTTTTGTTGTTCAATATCCAGCTTTGAAACGTCAATAGTTTTCATTGTCATTGATTGACCTTTTTTGTAAGACTCGTAAATCTTTGCTTTCTTTTGGTCTTCAATAACGGGTAGGTTTTCTTTTAAGGCTTTAAACAATTCTTCCTTAGTAGTAAACTCTTTATCGGGTAAATAATGCGATTTGTAAATCATTTCAGTATTTCTTTATTTTTATTATCAATCCTTTTATTTAATTCTTTTTTACCTTTAGCAATAGCCTCTTTTTTAAGTTGTTCTTCGATTTCTTTTTGACTTAATTTCGTTCCCATCACATACCAATTTTTAACATTAATTCCTTGCTTTTGTTCTTTGCTTCTGCTACGTCAATAGTCCCGTTTTCAATCCCTATTTTTACCATATTTTGAAACTCGGTTAATGTTTTGATTTTGTCATTAATTACCGATTGCATAACGGGTAAATGGTCATAACTTGCTCTTAAACTTTCGCCACGTTCAAACAATCCCCACGTTTGCGCTAAAGAGTTCATTGTATTGTCTGCCGTTTGTTGGATTGTGTTTTGAATGTAGCTGATTAATCCCGAATTAATAAGCGAACCAGAATTATTAAGTCCGTTGCTTTTATCGGAAATATCAAGTATTTGTTTATTTAAACCAAATTGCAGTAACACTTTTGCAAAGTCTGCCGTATATTGTTCGTCTAAATATAAACGTTTCATATCGGAAACTAAATGTTTGAAGTCAATACCAGCGTTTGTTAAAAGTAGGTTTTTTAATGATATTGCTCGCTCGATACTTGTACGGTCGCCATCTTGTATTTGCGCTCTATTAACATAGATTTGATTAATAACTACATAATTATATGACATCTGCAAATTAATTCCTTTACTATTAACATTTTCGTTAATGTTATTTAGAATCTTTGCAACCGCTTTTACTCTCGATGGTGATTGTATAAATGAATTTTGAACTAAACCATTTGCAAGGTCGTAAGTAGGAATAATATCCCTTAACTTGATATTGTAATCAGTATTATCAAGTTTGTAGATAATATGCTTTTCCCCGTATGCTTTTTTATCTTGCTCGGTTACTATAAACTTACTAATCTTATGAACGTTGTTATAGTCAATTTCGCTCGGAATAAGATTATACAACGCTTTTGGAATATCGTTTGTAAAAGCCTTGATTTGATAAATAAGGTCGTTACCCGATACGTCAAGGAATACTTTTTGCTGATAGAAAAAATCTTCTTTTGATTGAAAGTAATTAGGTGTGTTTAGTAGTTTGATGTAAGGCGAGTTTTTAACCTCGTTACCTTGACTATCCAAGTGGGTAATGCGCATTTGTGAGTAGTATTGCGCCCCGAAATTAACAATAGTTGATAAGACGGGATTTGTCAAATACATATCCAAATATTTGCCATTATCAACAAAAGTGTTACCGTCTAAAAACGTGTAAGTAAAAACACCTTGTCGGTTTCTTTCAACTCGCATAGGCGTATATCCTAAGTAATTAAATAGTTTGTTTACTATTTTCATACATACATAAATTTAGTATTATTACTTCTAAATCCATTAAGTTTATTTCTTAACGTATATGGGTTATATCCATATAAATTAGCAACTTCTTCGGCTGAATTATAAAAAACACCACTAAGTAAATCGATTACTACTTTCCCTCTATTATTATTTCCTTTGTTTCTATATGAAATTAAAGCTAATGATTTTTCAGAATGTTTTTTACCTTTAAAAAAACTTTCCGTACCTATCATTCTTTGTCTACATTTTTCTTTTTTCTGCTCTGTTCCTTTTTTACCAGTCTGAGCAATTGACATTCTGTTTTTAGTTTCTTCACTAAAATGTCCGTTTCTGTCGGTAGATTTAGTAAGCCTAAGATTTAAACCATCTATTAATACATTATATAAATCTTGATAATATCTTTCAAGTTCGTTTAATTGATTTAATTCACACTCAATAATTATTTCAAAACAATGGTTTTCAACTCCGTATTTTATTAAAGAATTGTATAGTTTTTTTTGTTGCTTACAATTAAGGTTTTTATAAAGCAAAAAACGGTAAGCGATGTTGGTACTTTGACCTACATACACCTTACCGTTTGGATTAGTAATTTTATAAATTCCTATCATATTATGAGTGCCGTGCATCTTCACACGGGTTAATTTATGCAATATTACAAAATTAAATAATACAAAAGTTATTTTAAGTGAAATAATTTATTCGTGCGTACCAACTGCTGACATATTTCATCGCATCAAGTGCGTGGTCGTTGCCTTGTTCGGGTTCGTCTAACTGCACGCTTTGAACTACTCTCCAGCTATGTTGCTCATATTCCGCTTCAATATTTGTGCTTGATTTAGTATAGTAAACGTTCTTTTTTTGCAGTAATTCAATACCACTAATAATGCTACCTTTACCCTTTAAAGCAAATATAACATTATAACCGCTATTACGCAATTTTTGACCCTCTGTTTTATTTATTTCGTTGGAACTATCACACACTAATTCAATATTTTTATTGATTCCTAAGTTATGCAGTTCGTCTGATAGTGTGCCGTGCATTTCGTTCATTGGTTTGTAAAGTAACTCCTTAAAGAAAAAAGTTTGGTCGCCATCGAATTTCATTGCAACTAATGTACTCGGTGCTGATAATCCGAAATCCATCCCGTAATAAATCGAATAAGGCAAACTATCAAAATCAAAATCACTCATCACTTTCCAATTTTTAAATATTCGATTTGGCTTTTCGGCTTTTAGACCTAATCCGTACACTTGCCACATATAATCAGATGCGGTGTTTTGTTGAATGTTGTACTCGTTTGGTT